TCCTAACACTTCTCCTGTAGTCACATCATCAGTACCATTACCTCTTGAACTATCAGCATCAAGGGGATAATACGCTACGAGGTCGTTAGTGACTTCTTTAAGAGTTGGATTACTTAATCCTATAGTCCCTGTTCCACTACTATGCCTAAATCCAACATCGTCTCTTGTAGCCACTCCGTAATAAGTATGAGTTCCAACTGTACTATTAATTACAACTCCACCATCAAAAAAATTAATTCCTTCCCACTTTAAACTAACATTATCTGGGTTACTTGTAATGGTGTATTGTATTTTGAATAATTTACCTACTGTTAATCCACTTACATTCTCTATATATAGACTCGATGTAGTTCCTGTAGTGTATGTCCAAGTATTATCTCCTGTATCTTCCCATCCTGCGCCTTCTTGCCAATCAGAATCTTGCACTAACTCACTACCCAATGTACTCTTAACGCTTGCGGGTATCTTGGCATAGGAAGTGGCTTCCATAAGGGATTGGATTTGTGCTTTAGTTAATCCACCTCGCCAAATTCCTACCCCACTTATACTTCCATTGAAAAATCTTGCAGGTGTGCCATTTTCATTTCTTGCACCTATAGTTAAACTAACATCTAAATCAAAATTAGAATTTGTCACATTTGATAAATCACCAGAATAAATACTATCTAAAGTTTGCAAATTGCCATTTACATAAATATTAATTTGATTGGTTGTATCATTTATAGTGCATACTATATGTTTCCAATCATTTTGACCAGAAACACAAATTACATCATTAGTAGTTGCAGTTCCTCTTATGTTATTAGCCTCGTACATTGCCGTAATTTTTCCATTGCTTTCCTTATAAAAATGTAACAAATCAGTTACATCACTATTATAAGCTCCGATAAAAGTTTGTTGAGTACCAGTTCCTACATCTGTTTTCATCCATAATGAAATAGTTGAAGAGCCTGTAAATGCATTATTAATTAAACTTCCTAAATCAATATAATCTGATGTACTATTAAACAAAGCACTACCATTTCCAATCGCATCTGCAAATGATTCAGCAATGTCTATTGCACGAGGTAAGATTGGTGCATTGCCACCGTATACTGATGTGGTAGTTGTTGCTCCTGTGACAACTCCTGTATTTGAGGTAACTTCTTTGAAAGACATATCTGTTATATAGACAACATTACTTGATGCAAAATATCCAAAATAAAATTTTATTGCAGTTGCATGAATACCTTTAAAATATAAAGTATAAGTAGTTTTAGTTGTAGTTAAAGCAGAAGTTGCGTGGTCTACAGAACCATCATATACTCTTACATATACTCCAGAGCTACCACCTTCGTAATAAGCATTAAATGTTAATTTATATAATTTTCCTGCACTTGCATCTATATTGAAATTTAATAAACCACTATCTTTAAAAAACGCTTGAGCCCCAGAACCACTACCAGAGCCACTTGTAGCATAAGTAATTTTTACACCACCTGTAACATTATTTACTTGATTATCATTGAATGGAGTCCATGCAGATTCTACATTATTATCTACTGTTTCACCACCTAATGTTTCTCCAGATGCGGGTTGTACTAATCCATTACTTTGACTATCAAGAGACTGCCACATAACTAAACTTGTTTTTTCTACAGAGCCTAACTGACTGTAAGACTTGTTCATAACGGATTGGATTTCTTCGGGGGATAATGCTCTTGACCAAATAGCAGTATTTGCCATCTTGCCTTTAATATGATGACCTGCACCACTACCACCTGTCCTCACTCCAATACGAAATGGTACTGTATTAGTAGTTATTGTAATATTTGCTGTTCCACAAGCAACGCCATTTCTATAAAACGTAACATTTCCACTATCATCAACTGTTACAGAAATATGAACCCATATATTATCATCTGAGAATACAGCATTACTTGTAACTGATGAAGTTGCCCCTTGACATAACAATCTAATCGTATTATCACTTGGTTGATATTGTAAAGCATAACCACCATTAGTTGAGGCATCAAATTTTGATATTAAATAACCAGTCTCCGTTGCACCATCTGGCTTAAACCAACAAGATAAAGTAAATTTAGTAAGTTGTAATTCACTATTATCAGCTATTTCTATAAAATCATCTGCACCATCAAACAATGTTGAACCCTCTGATGGGAATGCAAGTGTGTCTGACCTACTTGATTTGAAGTCGAGGTATAACTTGAGGTTGTCCTTGACGTATGTTAAGAGGGATGCTCCCCCTTTAGCTAGGCTTGCTGCTAATCCGAGCATTGATCTAGCCTAAATAACAGATACAAAGACCAGTAGCTAGAGTGACTGCACTCCAATTACCAAATATTGTGACCCCTTGAGGTATTGTATCAGAACTAGTTAAAGCGTTGCCATGTGTAGGTGTATCTGTACCAGCTTTAGCTGCATCAGACTGTTTCATTGTTGTAAACGTACAATCTTCAAACATAGTTATTGCTACTACTTTCATAGTTCCAATGTTTGTTACTGATTCACCATCATCTAATACAGCAGAACCTATTTGTCCTAATCCTATATTACTTGCTTCTTTAACTGAATATGTATTTATTGCCATCTTGTTTCTCCTTACTTATGACTTGCCGAGCGTGACTGTCTCATGGTCATATTGGTTAATAATCATGTCCTTGAATAAAGTAGGCAGTGCCATCTTTATCTTTGTTTGCATGTTGTTTACCTTTAGAAACCTCTTCTTTAAATAAATTTCTAAAGTAAATTGCATTGTTAATTGTTTGAGGGTTTCTTTCGTACCCTTTAGCAATAGCCATATAGGTTAATGCTTCATGAAATTCTTCTGGAATTGTAGGAGATTCTAACATCCCAATTCCTGTTCCTGTATCATCAGCTATAAAGCTTTCATCTTTATTAACTGAATGAATAAGTAACGTATGTACAGCATCTGTTGATAAATACTTTAACTCACTATCAGTATCAGAATCTTTAGCAAGACCTAATTTGCTGTTTTCTAACCACCATACATGCTTTTGTGCTTCTGTTTTAACTGACATCTGTTTTCTCTGGTCTACCTATTAATCTATTTATTTGATAGTCATCGCAGTCTACCCTGGTTATTTCAAGAACTGTACTTGCTAGATCATAGTATCTTTGACCTGCAATTGTAGATATTGTTGAAGTTCCAGACATAATTCGAGTTTGTTTACAAAAATCTATTAAAGCTCTATTAAGATAGAGTCTGATTTCTGTCTCTCTCATATTTGGATGATGTTGTTGAACTAATTCTATTAATTGTTGTTGTGTCATGCTTGTGGTTGTGCTCCTCTAAGTATTTGAGCTTTTTCATTGTACATTAGAGTTAGTTTATCATATTGAGCTATAAACCAATTGTACTTAGTAGAAGCTTTTTGTAACGCACTTGAAAAGACTGAATTTTTAGTTGCTAACTCTTCCTGATGAGCCTGTAGATATGTTCCAATCTTTTGTAACTGAGCAGATGCTAACTCAACATCTTCTTCGTCTTCAATAAGATGAGTAACAGTAGAAAACCACTGATCATATTCTTTTGCATTTGCAGCAACATCAATTGTGTTAGGAGTGTCTAAATTATCTAAAGTTGTTAAATCACTAGCTGTACCACCAACTGCAGGAACTGTTATTCCAGCAGGTAACTGAGCAAACTCTTCATACATAGACCTAACTAGATATTTTCTAGCAGCTCCTATTACAATAAAATCTTCAGCTTCTACAGGAAGATCAGTAGCTGATTTCATACTATAAGCAACTACAGGGTAATTAACCCCAACTATTTCACCCTGTTCTGACAAAGTACAACGAGGTCTAATATATATATTCCCACTTTTTATATAATACGAAGGACTTCTTTTAGATGGAGAATAAATTGAACCACTATCTAATAATTGCTCAGACATTCCACTTGGAACAGGATTAGCTTGATAACCATTACGATTAACCTCTAATAACTTATACTTTCTAGTATTAAATCCTTTTTCATGCGTAACCCAAACTTTTAACCCACTAGCTATTGTAGCAGCAGTAGTCCCATGAACTCCTCTAGTAACTGTTAATGTTCTTGCTCCTCCACCAGAACCTGAAATACCAGTAACAATCATTCTTTCTGGTCTGATTGTAGTTAGATCTGACCCTACTGAGATAATTGATCCTTCTTTGCAATTAGCTGTGGTTGTTAATGCTCCTGCAGAAAGAACTAAACTTGTTGCATCAGAAGCATACTCAGTGCTAATTGTACGACCAACATCATTAAATTGCTCAGAGTCTAATACTCTATGAGTAGAAGAGGCAGACATTAGCATTTCTGGACCCATAATGTTAATAGCATTTACGGCTTCTTCAGTTAACCATTCTGTTAAAGCTGCGGTATCAGTTACTGATGTCCCTACTAAATCTTGTATTCTTACTTAAAATGTTATATACATATCTAATTAAAACTGTGGGACGCAACTAAATTACAACTCGGTATTATCGGTTTCACGAACCTTATGTTTCCTTGCATTAACATACGTTGTGTCCCATTTTTTTATAAAATCTTATTTCTTACCTTTTTTAGGTTTAGGTCTTCTATTATCAGGCTTTACTTTGCTCTGATAAGGTTTACCGACCTTGTTTGATGTTTTT